GTGCCTTATACCAAACTAGGCAGACGCGCATCCCCAGGCACGCACGCCGAACCTCCGCATCACCACATACCCCACGGCGATCTGCTCCGCTTTTGTCGCTCCCTCCGACGGCCAGCGGTAGCCGGTCACGGCCTGCCCTATGCCGTAGGTGCCCCGGTACATGCCCAGCCCCCCGGTGTAGGTGCCGTGCGGGTAGTGCTGCCAATTGCCGCCGGTTTCGCAGTAGGCGATCCGTTCGGCTTTGCGCCACCACCATCCCACCCGGCGCTTTATCTCCCATTCCTCCGGCTCCGGGGGCCATTCCATCCTGTCGCGCTTCAGCTGCACGACGCACGCCCCCCGGGCCTTCCCTTCGTGGTCCTCGCATGGCGCGGCATTTGCCTCAATCGAGCCGGCGAGGATAAACAGACCCGCTACTGCTGCGAGTCCGATGTAGTCCCATCGCTTGCGTCTGATGATTCCTGCTCCTTATTCGGGGACACGGCCTGCCATGAGCGGAGTACGCCCAATGCGGCAGTCAGGGCAGCGGAAATCGCCGCCAGGGTGATCGAGGGGTTGCCCTCGATCCAGGTATCCAGGAATGCCACCATCACTACGGTCGCGCCGGTCAGCATGGCGATTGTTGATGGTCCGATGGTCGGATTCATTCCTCGCCATCCTTCGGCTCGTAGTCGGTGGGCTCTGCCGGCGGGGGCTCAATGACTTCGGTGCCTGCCGGAAGGGTGTCAGGTGGCATCACGATTCCCTATAGGTCTTTTTCCACGGACGGGCCTTGATTCCTTCATGGGCCTTCTCCCACTTCTCCATAACAGAGTCGCGCTGTTCCTTGCCAGTCTTGTGCAGCCACGGGCCGAATGTCCAATGCCCATAGGTGCCCTTCGGGCCGGCGCGGAACGCGAACGGTTCCGGACGGCCCACCCGGACCGCTTGCGTCCATAGGTCGGGATTGGCAGCGGCGAATTTCCGGAGCATGAGATCGCGGGCTTCGGGCGTCGGCCAGCCGCCATAAAGCTTCACGCGGGTATCGTCAAATCCGTACCCATCGACAAGGGCAGCGGGCCCGGGAGCGCCCACGCCGGGGATTGAGATAACGCGCCAGCCATCGGCCCACGACCGAATGTAGGACCTAACCCCATCATTCGCATTGCCTTCGACGGTCTGAAACCTGTTGCCGGTCAGTAGCGCGTTGATGAATCCAACGTGCCTACCCTCGAGGATGAACAGGTCACCGGGCTTTGTGTCCCGACTCACTCCGCCATACCAGCCCTTGCGCTGCGCCTTTTCCACCATTGCCGCAGTCGAGGGATTGACGATCGTGGCAGCGTCCTTCTTGTATTTCGCAGCCGCATCGCTCTTGGCAATGCAATAGCCCACGAAACAGGCGCACCAGGGGACGCCGGCGAGACCGTAGAGGGCTTGACATTCATCCACGATGGGATCGCCAGACCTATTCGGCGGGCCCTCCATGCTGCCCAGGTAGCTCATTGCCTTGCGGAGTGTGTGCTGCCCGTTGCTGATAGCCATGCGTCCCCCTAAGTGTTCCGCACGATTTCCATGATGATACCTGTCACCGCGCCGCCGGCGAGAAGCCAGACCACGCGAGATGTAGCTGCCGCCCCCTGCAAACGGGCCCGCCAGATTTCGAGATCAAACAAGCGTGCCTCGATTGTGCCAAGGCGCGTCCCGGTGTCGCCGGCGTGCCTTTCGAGCGATGCGATGCCCTCGCGCAGCTCGCGCAGTTCATGGCGGATTGCTGTTGCATCTTCGGGGGTCATGCGGAATTAGACGATATGCCAGGCCGCTATGCGATTTCGTAATGCCGGAAGGTTTGGGGTCATGCTGACGCCCCGATGTCCTCCACCATGATGAACCCCGGCGCAGTCGCCGCTTGCGTGAGGTCAACGGTGCCGGCGCTTGTGGAAATGCGGCCCTTGCGCGTGATCGAGCCGGACAGCCCGGTTTCGATCACCTGCATGGCAACGGCGAAATAATCGCTTGCGGCAAACGTGCCGTTCCATTGCTGCTTGTCAACGTTCGATGCGTCGGTGATTCTCGCAACGACAATCCCGCCGCTCGTTTTCTGCTGGCAGTAGGGCAGATAAATGACGGTGCGATAGGTGCGGGTAGAGGTCGCCGTCCACGTTGCTGCCGTCATGTTCGTGATGTCCACGACTGTCGAAATGCCGGTTTGATTAGCGGTGACCAGATTAAAATAGACCACGCCTCGCGGCAACTTGTTGTATTCCGCCGCCGTTAGAACCGTCCCGGCGACCGGGAATGCTGCTGGTGTCACAGCGCCCATTTGATGATCCTCCTAGAACGCAAGTAGGTTGGTGTCGAGGATGCCCAGGAGGGCACTATCGAGGACAAAGAAGGCCCGGGTGTCTATTGACTCAAACGTGAAACGCACTCGATGATCCCCCGGCCTGATTTCGTGGGCAATGCCGGACACCAACAGGGTTTCGGTCACGCTCGCCGGCGAGCCTGTCGCAAATGATTTCTGCACGGTCGCAATGTTGCACAATTCCGCGCAGATAAGCGTGCGTTGATCTGTCGCATCCATCCCCGCCAGCTGCACGGAAACGCCCGTGAACCTGACGAATGGATCTTTATGGACGGCGAGGAACCGATAGGCCAGGTTCAGCACTTCGCCCGTGGTGCTGTTGAGCAGGTCGAACTTCGAGAAATCCTGCGACTGATAGCGGGCAATGGATTGCGTGTCCGATGCGTCCTGAACCGCGCCGGCGGGGGATTGCATATGGACATAGTTATAGAGGTTTTCATCCCCAAATTGATTTGTCAGGGAGGAATAGGGGATGCCGGTCCCGTCCTCCGTGAATTCCATCATCACGGCCGCATTAGGCAGGGTGAACCGCTGCACGAATCGCACGTTGTCATTCACGTCCATGAACAGGAAGCCGGCTTCAGACGCCTCGACGCGCTGCAGGTATTGCAAGACGTTCGTGCTTTCCTGAATGTCCCAAATGCCGCCGCCGCCGGGGGTTCCGCCTAGCGTGCTGCGCCCCGTGTCCAAGTTTCGCCCACCCTGGTATTCGATATCCGGGCGCGACAGGACCGCCTCAATCCGCTGGCCGCTTGTCTGTTCGGCCGGCGTCCATGCATTCATGGTCATTTGCGCCAGGACGGCAAAGGAGTCCGAACAGGATGCGACCATCACGTTCCCGGTTCCTACGTAGTCGTACTCGAGGTTCCAGTCGTGGATCGTGCCCGTGTAGATAACGCAGTCGCCGCCCGCGATGATCTGAATGGGTTGCCGGGGGCCCACGTAGGGGTAATAAACCGAATCCTCGTTCATCGGGTCCAGCTGCCGCGTCGGATCGTGGAACGTGACCTGCGCCGTGCCGGAATTAAATGCTTCAGTGTTCCGATTGCGGCCTCGCGTGATGCTGATGCTTTGCACCATTGCCGTGAGGTCCACCATTTCGATACCGCCGAGTGTGCCCGTGCCCAGCTTGCCGTAGGTAGCGGAATCGAGCAGGAACGGCGTCGCAAACCCGGTCGTTTGCTCGAAACCGACCAGAACCTGGATCGTGGGGACGCTCATGCGGGCATGAACGCGGGACCGCTACGCCGCTCTGCCCGCTGGATAGCCTCGATGATCTGCTGCCCGATCTGATCCGGCGTGCTGACAAGCCCCGCGTGCATATTGATTGTGATGCCCATCGCGCCACGCTTGCCCAGCGGAATGACGGCTTCCGGGCCGGCCTCGCCAATGAGCGCGACGGTCGGTTGGGTGACAATTCCGCCATGAGCCATATGCGGGATTTCGTTCTGCCCAAATGTTGCGGACAGGGCGGCCCAGTCCTGCTTTATCCGCTCAGGGATCTCGCGCCCGAACGGATTGAGCTTATTCACGTTGCGCGCAATCCACTTGATCGCGTTCACGATTGCCAGGATCGGGGCAATGGCGATTTCAGCGGCCGTCGCCAATCCTCCGAACAGTGCCCTCGCCCTGTCCGCGACCCAGCCGCCGAATGCCTTTAGCCCCTGCCAGACGGTCGCCACGGCATCTATCAGGGCCCCCACGACCGTCACTACAAGATCGATCTCAAATTTGAGGACCCTCCATGCAGCGACGAAAACATTGCCAATAAACGCGGCAACGGGCTTTATCGCTTCCCATACTGACAGGACGATCTCGCGGAACGTGCCGCTCTTTTCCCACGCCAGATAAATCGCGCCGGCCAGGGCCGCAAGAGCCGCAATCACGATCCCGATTGGGTTAGCGGTCAGGGCCACATTGAGAAGCCATTGCGCCGCCGTGAACGCGACCGTCGCCGCCTTTGCAATGACGCTGATCGCCTCATACGCTGCCATGCCGGCCCGTGCGGCGAGAATGGCAACGGCCAGCCCGCCGAATGTCGCGCCAAGAATGACAATCAATTTGCTGTTTTCCTGCGCCCATCTGCCTACGGCCTGCAACATCGGTAGAAACGCCTCGAGGACGGGCAACAGCGCCGCGCCGATTGACTCCTTCGTTTCCTGCAAGGCGATTCCTAGCCGCTGAAATTGCCCTTGCGCCGTATTGGCGCTTTCCGCCGCCGCGCCGCCGGTAAGCCGGGCCAATTCCTTTTGAGCTTTGGCGAAATCCTTGCTCTTGATAATCCCCTGATCGAATCCGGGAATAAGCCTGTTGAGCGCGGTGAAGTTTCCGCCGTATGCCTTTGCCAGCGCCGTAGTTACGGATTCCAGCGGCTTCCCGGTTTGCGCACTTACGTCCAGCGCCGTGCCGAGAAGCTTTTGAGCGCCGGTCAGGTCGCCGGTAGCGGTCGCCAGTTTGCCCAGCGCGGGGCGGAGATCATCATCTGCAACGCCTACCTCTTGCGATAGGGCGCTGATGTAGGGCTCGACGGCATCCAGGGCGGCCTTATTTGCCGTCGTTACCCTGCTCAACTGATTCGCCAGCTTATCCGCTGCTGCCGCGTCCTCCGCTGCTGCCTTTGCCGCCACGAACGCGCCGGCCCCCAATGCGCCCAATGCGGCAGCGGCAGGGATAGCCGCCTTGCGAATGAGAAAACCGGCCTTCTTGCCCGCGCCCTCTAGCTGACCGAATTGCTTTATCCCGCGATCAATTCCGCGCCCATCGAAATCGGTCAGGATGGGGATCGTGATTGCCATTAGTCAACCATCCCCTGCACGGTCTTTTCGGCTTCTTTGACAAGCCGCCAGATTCCGGCCTGAATTTCCGGCGCGTGCCGGTCGGCGGTCGGCCATAGAACGCGATCGGAACGGGCCCGGATGTTCTGGCCCAAAGGCTTCCCGCTCGAAACCGTCTCGAACAGGATGCCGGCGGG